CGCAAGCCCGGTGCAATCATCCGGGGCCGTGAACTCAAAAACCCTGACCACAACGCAGGGTGACACTAAACGCGATGGCACAAACTATAATCCGACATTTGCTGACGGCACGAAAATGTGTTGCAACCTTGAGTATCGGTTGGACTCCTCGACAGATATCGTGTGGCATTACAACGAAATCCTGTTTCCGCTGGACCAGTTGTCAATTTCGGAAGCGGAGGACGGGGTGACCATCGCATTTGCCGGGCTTTGTTACGGGACTATAACCCGCGACACGGCGTTCACCAGTGGTACCAGTGTTGAATAATCTGCATAAGGAGACAAAAATTAATGAGTGAAACCAATATGGAAATGGCGGCAGTCGAAACATTATCAGAACTCATAGAGGGAGGGGACGCGTTTGATTGCCGAGGTTATTCGACGGTTAAAATCACCCGGATTGTTGAAGATACCGAAAACGGGGTGACGACAAAACGGGCTATAACGGTTCCGGTGCGGCTTCCGATAAAATCCACGGGAGTCGCGGATTTTATGGAAAAGCTTTCGGCAAAGGCACCCAGGCCGCCGGTCCGACGCGAAATGATCAAAAAAAATTCGCCGGAAGGCAAGGCACTGGGAATACCGCACAATCAAATTGTGCAGGTGTTTGACACAACAGATGAGGAGTATATCGATGAGCTGGAAAAACACAATACGGATTTTGCTTGGCGAGTTGCTGTATTCGCTTTGGACCTACAGTGGAAAACGCGCGGTGGAGAAAATGCTGAAACGTTTGAGGAGAAAAAAAGGGTCCTCCAGTCAAACAAAATAACGGCGGCGCATATTGAACAGGTATTTCACGACGTCAAATCATTGACCGAATTTGCAGAGGAACGCGAGGATTTTTTATCCGAGGATTGATCGGCCTTACCGATGACGTGTTAAAGCGCATCGAGGGCCGGTCAAAAAGGGGCGGCGACAAAGCGACAAGTGTTTACATTGATCTAATTACAGCAAAAGAATACGGGTTGTCGCTGACCGAATGGCGACAGCTTGCACGATGGGAAAAAAAGCTTTTGCGGTATTTCCGGATTATGGAAAGTTATTTCACGGAAAACGCGCATGAACGGGCAAGACGTGAGGCGGATAACGAACGCAAGCGGCAGGAATTTATGGGTAAACTCCCCAAACAAGCCGTAAGGGGTCGGTAATGAAAAAAGATGTTAAGGTCATTGTCAACGGTGATACGTCCAGGTATGAGCGCTCCATGCGAAATATGCGGCGGGTATCTGAAACCACGTCCAAAAAAATACAGGGGCACTTTACCGGGATTAAATCGCGCGTAACCGGGCTGATGGGTAAAGTCACGGCGCTTACCGCACTTTTAGGGGCCGGGACATTTACGGCGCTCATTAGAGACTCTTTTGCCACAATTGACACATTGGCGAAAACCGGCGATGCGATTGGAATGTCAACCGAAGCGCTTTCAACGTTTCAGTATGCGGCGGATTTGTCCGGCGTATCAAACATGACGCTTAACAGTTCGTTGATGCGGATGAGCAAGCGACTGGGGGAAGCGACGAAGGGGTACGGTGCGGCAAAAAGAGAACTGGCGGGTTTGGGCCTAAGCGCACAGGATCTCATTAAACTGCCTCTCGAACAAACTTTTATTGTGGTGGCTGAAAAAATCAAAGGGCTTGGAACCGAGGCGGAAAAATCGGCGGCGGCGGCGGCCATATTTGGCCGTGAGGGTATCGCGCTGGTTAATATGCTCAACCTCGGCCGCGAGGGGTTAATTAAAGCCTATAAAGAGGCGGAAAAGTTTGGAATAACCATCAGCCGGATTGATGCAAAGCAGATTGAGGAGGCAAATGACGCGTTTGTTCGGGCACGCATGGCCGTCCGGGGCGCGGCGTGGATGATGGCCGTTGCACTCGCTCCGTCCGTGCGTGACGTGACTCTTAGATTTGCGGAATGGGTAGCGCAAAACCGGGAACTGATCGCTACGCGTATACCTCAATTTATTGACGGGGTGCTAAATCAGATTAATCGGGTGATAGGGCTATTTAATAAATTACCGGAGGGTATTGTAGGTACGGCCGGATATGGCGTTATTGGCCGCATATTGTTTGGTGGTCCAAAGGGGATGCTGTACGGCGTATTGTTTAAAATTGGAATGACTATAGGAAACGTGATTTACGAAGCTACGCATAAAACAAAGACTGCTATGGAGGAGTTGGAGCAAGCGAAAAAAGACCTGTTACGGGAAATTGCAACCCGTGATCCGGTGTTTGATAAAGATAAGCTGGAGCTTTTGCGCGCGAGACTACAAACGGTTAAAGACCGGCTAAAAATATTACGAGAAGAAAAGGAGAAATACAACAAGGAAGCGTCAAAAACCGTAAAAGACAAGCTCCCGACCGTAACCCCGCAATCGTGGACCCCGGCAGGTCAAACTGGCGTAACCCCTGCGGCGTATTACCCGGGGGGTGCGGGGAACCGGAATGAGGACCCCTATGCTGCCGCGTTACCGGCATGGCTGCTAAATCCGGGTTTAGCCGGGGATATTGCACAAACCGGCGTGGAATCAGCTAAAAATATTGCAAAAAAAGTGCGTGAGGCATTTGTGACAACGGCGTCAGAATATGAGGATGCGGGTCTATGGGAGCATCAGGCGAGAGAACGCTATGACGTTATGTCTCGTCAATATGATGCGATGGAACAACTCGAGCAGGATCGGCTTGAAAACCTGATTAAAACGTCAACCCGTGAGGGTGAAATCCTTCAGGAAAAATACGGCGCGCATGAGGTCATGATGTGGGAACACATGGCGCGGATGGCCGATAGCGAAACGCGGCTGGCCGAGCATGTAGCGATGATGGAAGATTTGAAAACCCGGACCCGGCAACGCGGGTTTGACGCAACTCAGGCCATAGGCCGGGCGGCGATTAACTGGGGCGGCAAGCTCGGTGAAAAAATATTCTTGGTGATGAAGGGTATCGAGGTTGCAAAAGCTACGGCGGCGGCATTCTCAGCGTCAAATCTTGCGCTTGCCAACCCCCCCGGGCCTCCGTTTACCATACCCCTGGCGGCGGCGGTGTTGGCGACGGGCCTTGCAAATGCGGCATCCATCGCGGCTATCGCAATCGGGCAGACTAAAACCGGGTCGGTGTCTGGCGGCAACATTGCCTATACATCCGATATAGGCATGTCGCCCGTGGTCTCAGCGGCCGAAACAGAAAAAACGGGAACCCTGATCATCAATGTTTACGGGGATTATATCGGTGAGGAAGGGTACCTTGAAATGCTGGCCGAGAAAATGTCAGAAGCCGTGGAGGATAAAAACGTGCGGCTTGTGGCATCAAACGCTCAATATGCGGAGGCGTTAAGCTGATGGCGATCCGGATTACATACGACAGTAAAACGATTGATTTAAAAATTGGTGACGACGGGCTGGTGATCAACCCGAAGCAGGTACGGAATCAGAATTATTCCGGGTCCGGGAAAATCGAGACAATAAACCAGTACGGGATTCAGGAATACGTGTTTGACGCCTATTTTCAGGATACAATTTATTATGATCTGATTGCATGGTGGTCGTGGGCCAGGCAGGGCAAGACGTGGAGCTTTGCAATGGATTCGGGCAATACGGCAAACACCACGCTCGATGCGGGGGCAACATCCGGTCAAAAAGTGGTGCCGCTTGTAGCTACCACGGGTCTATCTGCCGGGGATATTTGCCTGATCGCAACGGCGGCAGACAATGCGTTTGAAATCGTGGAAATAGGGTCAGTCAGTAGCGGGGTGAGCATTACAGCGGTTTCAAACCTTAAATTTACGTATGCGTCCGGTGACCCCTTTAGACACTGGGAATATTTTCCGTCCGTGGTGTCAATCGATGAGGAGTTCAATCCGAAAAAATCCGGGCAATGGTGGCGACACGTCTTTAATTTTGTAGAGGTAAAATAATGGCGCTTTCAACTAACACCAATTTTGACGCAAAACATGACGTTGATTACAAAACTCCGATGTATCTGGTGCATTTTGACGGCGAAACCACGGATTACTGCAACCATCGGCCGGTAAGCCCCACAAACACCCTCAAACAGTATCTTGTCAACATATCGGGATTGTCTCAGACCGTGACCCCGGAGGAGGGAAAAGCGTCAATCAGCGGCGTAAAAGTCACGATTCAAGACTACAGCGACGATATCACGGCGCTTCTGGCCACTGACACATATTTTTTCCATCGGCGCAAAACCGTGATTAAAGCCGGGTATCACGGTATGACCGAAACCGACATGCTGACGATTTTTACCGGATGGGTTACCGGGATGAAATTGACGGCCGATGCCGTGAGTTATGAATTTGACATTACCGATCCGCAGAAATGGCTACAGCGGAAAGTGTTTAGGAATGCGACCGAGGGCGCGCCGGTCCGAGTGTCGGGAAACCCGATAAACATTTTATTGTCTGTGCTGATGTCAACCGGCACACCCGGCACAAACGGCACGCATGATTATTTAGACGCGGAAAATGGACTAGGCCTGTCCTCCGATTATATCAATGTCACGGACCTCGAATCCATCCGGGACCGGTATTATCCGGGTGACTCTCATTACATGCGATTTTCGATTACAGATAAAATCAAGGCTTCGGATTTTGTTTACACCGAAATTTTGAAAGTGATTAACGCGTACCCGAAAATTGACGGGCAGGGTAAATTTTCGATTAAACCGTTTACCCCGAACATCGCCGAGGGAACTACGCAAAGCGTTACAGAGGCGAACGTGATCGGGATTCCATCATGGGACGCCAACCTGTCGGCACTGATCAATGAGGTGTTTTTTAATTACGACTATGACGGGTCGGATTTTGAATCAGAAACCGATTGTATCGACGGTACCTCTGTAGATAACCGGGGGCCGGGTAAAAAGCCCCTTGAAATTAAATCGAAGGGACTGCACTCGTCGCATTCCCCCGGATCGGTAAACGGTCGGGCGGTGCATATTATAGAAAGCCGGGCGGCAAAAGTGTTTGGCCGGTTTGCAACACCTCCCACCAAAATAAAGGCCAAGTGTTTTTTTAATCGGTGGTTGACCGAAGCGGGCGACATTGTGCCGTTTACCAATTCGCTGTTGCCGGACATTGCGGCCGGTACGCGCGGATATGCGGCGCAAAACATGGAAGTAGTTAACCGGCAGGTTAATTGGAAAGAAGGGTATGTAACACTCGAACTATTAGACACGGGGTTTGATAAACCCACAAACTACGGGCTTATCGGGGAAACAAGCTCAAAAATCGGGAGTATGAAAATATCATGACAGCCTTTGATATATCCGCGTTCCGGATGGTCTTGGAAACCGAAACAGATACAGACGCGAACGTCAATAAAGAGTTAATGGACCAGTTTCGAGAGAATATCGAGGCGCTGGTTTTATTGACGTTTTCGACCGGCACCACGGGTTCTGCAACCTCCAATCCGCCAAACGACACCACGGGGGTTTTGACTGATACGGCGGCCAGTTATGACGCGGACGAGCACAATAACCGGGTACTTTTGATGACTTCCGGGCTTGCCAAAGGCACTATGTATCAAATTGATGATACGACCGCGACCACGATTATTTGCACGGGCGATAATCTATATGCGGACGGGGTGCGGTCCGGTGATACATACCATGTGCTTTATAACGTGAAAAACACTGGTGGCGGCCACACGCACGACGGGGAAGATTCCGCGTTGTCAAAACCCGCGCGGGGCCGGACTACCGTGGTATCAGACGGGGAGTTGATAACAGAAACCGGACCGACGTCGTCATACACGGTACATCGAACGTACGGTATTTACATTCCGGTAGACCAAACCACGCTATCAATCGGTTTTTTAGGCCAAAGAAACGGCGATGGAACGCCCGTTGCAAAATTTACCATAACGGACTCCGCGTCCTCGTCTTTAAATGTCGAGGTATCCGGGATAAACCCATATAGCTATACGTATCAAACAACTTCGATTAATTGTTCAACACTGGCGGCCGGATGGGGGTATGTCACACTTGAAATGAAGTACCCCATCTATGCCAAAGCTTTTGATTTAAAGGGGCTTTCGATGCATTGGAATTTGTAAAAACAAGGAGAAAAACCATGAAACAATTTTTTACCATTTTAATTATTGGATTTTTTATGACCGGGTGCGGAATGCTTCAGGTGAAAAACCCCGTATGCGAAACCGCGCCGGAATGCTCGCTGATCTGCCAGCACATTCCGTATCCGGAGGAAACGGATCTATTGTTAAAGATTGTAAACAATAATCTGCTTCTGCAAGGGGTGTATACGGCAGAGGATGCGGCCGCGTTTCTGGACCGGATCGAGATCCTGGTGCAGGGCATAGCCACCTATGCGGATCTGGTGATTGCGATTGACAAAGAGTTGTCGCTTCTGCCGGCCATTGTCAAAACCAATATCATTGTGTTGTCTGATGCTGTATTTGATTTTTGCTACACCCTGCCGATCTGCGAGTTTGACCGAAACCTGATGCTCAAGGGGGTTGAGAACCAGAGGCGGGTTCTGTTGATGCACTAAAAAAAAGCCCCCGGCCTGAAAGGAGGAAAAGGACCGGGGACTGAGGGAAACGTTGTAAATACACGTTACCGCAAAAGTTTTGTAAATGCAACGAAAATATTGTGGTGATTGCGAAAAAAAATTATCTTTCCAAGCCTATACTTGAAAAATCGGTAAAACCTAATTCTCGTAAATGCCCGGCAACATTATGGAGTAAAAACAGCCACAAAAGCGCGGCGCACTCCTCCTTTTCCTCCTCTGTGCATCGGTCAGGCTCGTCTATAACGCCAAACACTACTATACCACCAACCCCATTAGTCATTGTAAATTCCAACTCGTTATTATCCCATCTGTCGCCAAACTTTACTTTAATAAGCTCCCCTTTAACCCTTCCAAACGGGTCCACAATCTTGCTATCCCTGATTGCATCTATTACGTGTTCAGGGGGAGGGACGGATGCAATAAGTTTTTTTTCATTCATGTTTTTTTCATTCATGTTTTTTTCATTAGTCCAGCATAAAGAATCGGCCCATTCCTTTCTTTCGGTACACATACTATAGCACGGTTCGGACAACTTGTTCCGGTGTTTCAGGTTGCATCGATTGCAGGGCGCTCCGAGGCCGGGGGTAATCACGGCAACAGGAGTATCATTCGTGTATCGAGTGCTTACAGCCCGTGTAAAGTGTGCGGCCGCGTTGCTTCGTAATGTAAACCCGTGTTCTCGCGCCTTTTTAGACAATGTGACATCGCTGATCCCTGTGACGTTAGACACTGACCGCATTGACATGTTCTCGTCAAAATAAAGCGCGCGAAACATCGCCGGGAAATCCGGAAAAAACCGCTCCAGCCGCACATTGACACGATCAATAACGGTGGTCCAGTTTATTCTATCTGCCACTACTTTAACCCCCCTCTTTTCTTTTTATCTCCCGGAACCATCCTGGCCGGATAAAACCCCGATAAATTCGCCAGTTCTCAGGGTCCCCGTATCGGTTCAACTCGACGGCCGCCGGGAACTTGTTGACATCACACACCATTAACCAGTGCAGTACATTTTTTCTGTGCTTTTTGGGAACCTTGACCGTGATTCGGTAGGCGTTTCTGTCATACGGCACTAAAATTTTTTGGGCGCACCACGCCTGATCAAACTCGCCGTCTGCTGTAAGCCACTGCAACCCGGTTAAGAAGCGTGGCGGATGCGTGGTTACCGGCACCATGCCCTTTGTTAGCCCCTCCCGTTTAATTTTTTCGATCAGGTGGGCAGCTGTGAAATGATACAACTTCACGGTTCATCCTCCGAATAAAAGTTCTCCAGTTCCTCTGCCTGTCGCATGTTTGATAGGGTTTCCCCTTCTGCGCATCGATGGGCCTCAACACACACAAGAGCAATAGCTTTGACCATCATAATTTCAGGGACGGTCAATTCTTTTTCCATGAGGGCATCGAGCAAATCGTCAAACGCTTCTTCGCATTTTCCACGTTCCGGATCTCCGCATCGAGGACAATACGGATCTCCGCATAAACAGGGCCCTACAGTTGACATTCGGTTTTCTCCTTTCTCGTCAATCTGTTTAACTGGTCCAGTATCTGCCGCATACGCGCGGCGTTGCAGTAATAACACCACCACGGACCCCATGCCGTACCTGCCGGGTTATTGCAGCCCGGGGTGATGCATTTACCTCCGGTGTGATATTTCGGGCTGTTGCCCTCGTTCGTCGGGTCTTCAAATGCTCTCATTTTTCTAATCCTCCAGTAGCTTTATTTTTGTTACGACAGATACCGGCTTGACGTTCAGGCGGTGCCCATGAATTACGGTGTACTGCCCGGCGTGCCGATTGTTTTTATCTGCGGCTATGCGCGATTCAATAAACTCGCACGCTTCGGAAGCAAATCCACATTCTTGCACACCCACTCCTCCCCGTTCACGGGGACCGTCATTGTAAAAAACAAAAAATGTAGTCATTTATGTCCCTTTCACCAAAATTTTCAGCACGATCCGAATCTGTATGACTGAAAATAGTCTTTGTTTACAAAAAAGCCAAGCTTTTCTAATTCCTGTTTGTCAGCTTCGGAAACTTCCGAAGGAGCGATGTCTCACCGGTTGGTTGCCCGTCTTACGATCCACATACCGGATCGTTGCTCACCTCCACACCGCATCACTTTTTTAGCGCACTCAAAAGCGCAGAGGTTGAACCGTTTAATCTCTGCTAACGTCATTACATGAGATGAGTTCCCCAAGATGTCGTTCTCCACTCTGACTTCAAACATTGCTTGATCCATCTTATTTCTCCCGGTTGGTTAAATATCTTCGACAAAGCTCTTTGCACCATGACCCCTGCCAATCGGTACGACGCCCGTACTTTCGATGCAACCGGACCATTTCGGGCAGATTGTCAGCACAGATATTATCCCATATATCGTGCCATACCACGTTATACCGCTTACCTTTCGGGGGTTGCCACTCAAAAGCGTCCGCGCAAACAATGGTTACCCTCTTGTCGTCAGAAAATGTCGGGGCAACGAGTGTTATTACATCGGCAGATTTTTCAATGACCGTGACATCTGTCACACTATCGCTTTCAAGAATAGCGGCAAGGGCAACACCAAGCCCGAGGCCGTTAATTAAAATTGACTTTTTGCGACGGGCAATGTTAATAAACCCGGCGTGATCTCTTATTTCTGCCGGGGTGTTTGACATAACAATGGCCCCTCTCCTTGTTAGTTTTTTGTACGTTCCCGGATAAATGATTCTTGCGCCGGGATGAAAGGACGCTCTTAAATTATGAAGGTTTGCTCCGGCTTCAGTTACTTCAAATGTAGATACCTCCCAATCGTTTACTTTACGGTCGGGAACAACTACCGTTATATTCATGATCCCTCCGTTGGTGTGGGGGTCGATGTGGGGTTTTTGTGAAAACATCGCCAAAATTGCCAAAAATCGTATAAAATTGTATAATCAAATCCGTAATAAATACGGTAAGTTACTATGAACATTGAACATACTCAAAACCCTGTGACCGGACTACGAATCCGTAGGTCGCAGGTTCGAATCCTGCCGGGCGCGCCAATAAAATCAAGGGGTTACAGATCATTTTCTGTGACCCCTTTTTCGTTGGTGTGGGGCTCGATGTGGGGTTTTTGATTTTGTTGGTAAGTTTTAAGCCTTTCAATTATTACGATCCGGTCGTAATCAATCACGCTGTTTGGGTTTCTTGCCATTTTGTCCCATCGGCAAAGCAGCGCTAAATCGCTGAACCACGGATTTTCTGTTAGAAGGGTCACTTTGGATAGTTTTTTCATATCGCCAAGAACGAAGGTCCAGAACCGCATATGATTTTCAATCAACCACGCTGTCTTGTCGCTGATTAACCCCTGAAGGATTTCCACGGAAAATTTTTCATGCCCGTGACTTTCGACCTTTTTTCCGACATCATGGAGCATGGCAGCGAAGATGAGGTCAATGTCTGTAGTTTCTCTCATCGCAAGCATAAGGGCTTGAACGGAATGGGTAAAAACATCACCTTCAGGATGATGTTTCACATCCTGTTTAACCCTACGACATGACTCCAATATATTAAACAGGGGGCCAACGCTGGCTATTTTCTCAAGATCATAAAACATAATTTTCAACAGTTCTTATTATAAAGTTTTCCCAAAATTTATGGTCAGCCTTTTCCGGCAAGCTGCTTTCTGCCGCCAATGCCTCAACTTCATCCATCAGTGTATCAAGCAAGGGCGCAGCCTCTGTTGTGTAATCCATTTTTCCGGCCTTAATATCCAAAAGCAATCCGGCATATTCAAGCGGGAACGTGATGGTTTTTTTTGTCAGGAGGTCTTTTACCTGAAAGGCCGCTCTTATTGCGTGAGATACGGCCTTCCAATCAATCCCCTTGTTTTCTGCCGCTTGTTGCGCTCTTTTCCCATAGTCAGTGTAGAATTTTGTGAGAATGGATAAAGCGTATTCAGCCGTCTGTGTTTCCTGAAACTTTTTACCGCATACTTGATACTGCCTTACACTGTTTGGACTCGGCTCAATATGGTGTAAATGCTCCCCGTTCGGCAATTTATCCCACAGCATTTCAAGGCGTGTTTGGCTTGGGATTGAGATCAGCATATCAATTATGCTTTTTGCCGCATCAAGCCTTGAGCCTTTAATCCCATACTTGGAGGCTTGGCGCCTGGCATATCCGATAAATGCTTTGAGGCTTTTAGTGTAAAAACGATGCCGTTCAGATACTATTTGCTCCCATATCTCGGACGTTTCAAGAAGATGCTGGGGGGCTGCGTGCAGCATGTCAATCGCAACAGTCTGCCCTTCAAGCGCCAGTTTAATGAAGTAATGCAGGGAATAAAACTCGGTGTCGATATCTGAAGATGAGTTTTTCAGACCGTTGTTTTTCTTGGTCATATCATTATAGCTTTTAGGCACACGCCCTAAGATAATATCAGACCGTCTTGGTAAAAAAACACCTTTATAGTCCGTATCCGACTGCGCAGTGGCAGTGCCATACAACTGAGAGCCAAAAACCGTCTTAACTATTGGAGTTTCCTTTAGCTTCACTTATTTTTTTCCTTTCCATTTCCCTTGCACCATACACATCATCCAAAACCTCCATAGCGGCTTCTTCAGACTGTGCCAGTGAGTGCAGGTAGATTTCAGTTGTTTTCCGGGCTTCGTGTCCGAGTATCGCCTGAATTGACGTTATCGGTACACCGCTTTGCTCGAGCATCATCGCGCCAAAATGACGTAGGGCATGAAACCGGAAATGCTGGACCCCTGCTTTTTTACACAGCGTTCCCATGATCCGCTTGCGCTCCTTATACGGGCCGGTAATCCATTCACCCGCCTTTCGACTCCAGTACCGGTGCCAGAATACCCACGGAATGCGCTTATCCCTTGTCTTGTGCCGGGCTTGCAGGATACCAACAAGGCGCCGGGGCATCACAACCTTACGGGGCGTTTCGTGACCGCCTTTTTTCTTCCGGGTGTAGAGGACCAGAGACCCGTCCGCAAAATCTATGTCCTCCCACGCCAGACGGTTGATCTCAGACATGCGCCCCAGGGTGAGCGCCATCGTCCACAAATAATCCTGGGTATCCGGATCTGCGGCCATAATCACCCTCAGCACGTCCTCTTTCGGCGGAATGTATTTGACCCGGCGAGATTCCGGGAAAAAGTCAACTCCGTCAGTTGGATTATCGGTGATCCATTTTCTTTTCTTGGCTGTACCGAAATTAAACAAAGCCCGAAGATACCGAAGCTCCTTGTTCGCTGTTTCGGCTGATGTCTGCCGCTTTCTGCTGATAAGATACTCCTCGATGTCGGTCGGCGCAATCTCGTCACAGGCCTTCCCGTCCCACTGCCGGACCCAGCGTCGGGCCATGTAAATATGGTCAGTGTAGTGTCTCTCCGAATGGTATTCCTGCACGTAACTAAGCCTCTTATTTACCAGTTCTAAAAAGCCCATGCGGGTCGGGGTCGACTGCCGGGCCGCTTCGATCTTTCTTCGTTCGCTTTCTGCGGCTCGAGCCGCTTTTTTCGTTTTGTACCCCGATTTTGTAAATCGCTGGCCCTTTACCTGAAACTCGTACCTCCAACCCTTGCCCTTTACCGAATAAACGCTCATACATTTCCTCCTTTGCCGGAAAAAACAATGACCCCGCTATTTTGATGCCGCCTATCGCTGACCAGTTGCGATAAATCCAGTGGATGTTCATACCAAAAAAATTGGCGACTTCTTCGGGTTTCATTGGTTTTTTGTTATCGGTCATAATACCATAAATTCGGTAAAGAGTGTTTGTTATGTGGCCTTAAATCGGTACGGGAAACCTACCTTCGTTATATTTGTGAAAAAACCCCTTCTCTTTTTGCGTTCCGTACCGCGTTATAAAATTTTATAGTGGGGAATTTTTTTCTTGATGCCATGATCTCTTTATGCGTACTACCCCTGAGACGTTCCCACGGAAATTCATTTATAATCTCGACCAATGCCACGGCTTGTTTTTTATAGGCAATTCTTTTAAGAATACTATAGCCCGTGGCAACGTGGGTGATTGTCCAGCCCGATTCATTATATGCCCTATGCACGGCCAGTTCACCAAATATAGAGGAGTGAACCTCTTGTTTTGAAGGCTTTTTACCGGGCGTAATTTCTACCTCTATTTTTTGGAGTTTTGTCATAGCTTACCTTTGTGAAAGTGATTTAGCCCACTCTAAATTAGCGGCAATGAAAACCCATCCCAAAAAGACGCAAACGCAAAATACGATAATTGCTAGCAAGCCCAAAGGCCAGCACGGGAAGCAGTACGGCAATTCAAGCGCATTTATAAGCCACGGAAACTTTTTGATCAAAGCGCCGGTGTAGTGGGGAATAAAAACGATGGCTGATATCTCCGTAATTTTCAAAAAAATAAAATAAAAAACAGTTTTCAATTTGGTCTCCTTACACAATTTTTAAAAAAATTACATAATTTCGGTAGCGTCAGGGTAAATTTTTTGTTGTCCGGATCTTATTGACCGGATGACTCCGCTTATACCATGATAAATATTTTGCCGTGGATTTATACCCCGTTTCACACAACGCTGTCTTGCGCGTGTCCGGAATGTTAAAATCCATTGCACTGACCCCCCCGGTGTTAATATACACGGTCCGCTGCCAATCGTCGGAATGCAGGTGCCGGTTGTCCTGCGCGTCCATCATCGCGCCGATAACCGCGACGGTAAAATCCACGATACTGTCAATTTTTCGACACGGCTTGACATTGCCCATCATCATAGCGGCAATTTGTGTACCGGAATCCAACCGGAATCCGAGGGTCGATTTATTATAGACGTGCTGTTTTTTCCGGGTAAGAATAGATTTATTGGCATGTCGGTAATATTTTGTTGCGCGGCGTTCCCTGCTTTCCGCGTACCTGCGTTGATCGAATATTTTAACCGGGTAGTTGTTGACCAGGCCCCCATCTACAATGCAGTGCCCGTAAATGGATTGCTGGGCCGCAAAAACGAATGGAATCCTACAGCTGTTTGCCACGGTTTTTGCAACACAGTGTAGCGGAGTGGTCTCGTGCGAGTGTATCCGTTGAGTCCGTGTTGATAAATCCGTTGTAAGCACATATAGATTTCGATATCCCATTTTTGACAGACGGCCAAAAGATGGATCATGAATGCCTGTTTTTGCCTCGATCAACGATTGTATCCAGTTTTGCAGGTTCTCACCCTCGAACCATCCGAATTTATACATAAACCGCCGGACATCACGGATTACACCAAACGATTCATCTAGAAACGCATTGAACGGGGCGGCCAGCATGATTTTTTCAATCTGCACAGGTGTGTATCCCACGGCAACCAGTGCGGCGACTATCGCACCTGCGGACACTCCTGCAACCCGCTCGATGTGATCATATATTCCGGCATCAAATAACGCTTTTAAAGCGCCGGGATACGCAACTGCTTTTACTCCCCCTCCCTCGAAAACGAGATTTTTAAAGTGGAAGCTCATTTACCCCTCCTCGGTTTGTAGATCCGGGCCGCAAAATCCGCTATATTTAACGCATCTGCGGCACCATGATTTTTTTTTGCCTTGATATATTGTTCGATGTCCTTACCCCATCGTCGCCTAGCCCGAGACAAACTCCGCGCTTTTGTGTTTCCGGCAAAAAGCGTTTTAGGTATCATTATGGATTGCCATGTCTTTGCCGTTATTGGTTTTACCTGCAATTCAAGTGCCGCGCAAATACCTAAATAACAATGGTAATTTGCTACCAGTGAGGATATTGCGTAGCCCCTGTTTTTATCCGACCCCCACCACCACTGCTTTTCGATAGCGACAATGATTTTTGGATACCATCCCATTCTTACTATTCGCAAAAACTCGGCCGCTTCCTCAACTCCTTGCCACTGCACGACCGCAATAATTTCCGGACGTATCAGCCACGGCGCAACATGCAACCCGGCCATAAAACCGGGAGCGGTTTTTGTAATTCCCGGATCTATGCCGAGGTATAAGCATCCTTTTTTTTGCATCGCTGAGTCCTTATAGAGGTTACAAAAATTACGGTTTTATCGCCCCACTGCTGGAGTTCGCCGACGAAAACTTTTATACGTCCGGGCTTGCAATTTTTTACCTCCTGTATAGTTGTCACACAACAAAACCTGTCACCGTCCGGCCGCCGGACAATAAAGGCAATCATTCCCTCCGGTAGGTCCATGTATTTTCCGGTTGTCTCACCCTCGATAAACGCTTTATTTACGGGGGGGGTCATTTTTTATCCTTTCTTTTCCATTCCGGGCAGCGTGTATCACCCGGACGGATTTTGTTTATGTCAAACCACTTTTTCCACAATTTACAATAAGCCCATCCGGGGCCGTCTCTCCGCCTGAATATGTAGTCACCACAGGACCAGCATTTTTTTTCAATGGGTTTTTTCATGCTGTGTCTTTCATATTCTGATTTCCTCTTTTACCTCCCGGCGTCCGGCCTTTTCTTCTTTCCGGATCTTGTCGTTGATCTCTTTCAGGCGGTTCCCGGCTTTTTTGATGTAGGCGTGGCGTTTGTAAAAAAACTCGGGGGAGTATGTTTGGCCGGGGTAAAGGGACTCAGAGAGACTCTCACACGTCAAAAAGCCGTTTATACTTAGCCATACACAAACATTTGGAGGGTTTTTATATTCTTTCGGCAATTCACTGTATGTTAACGCTTTTACTCGATCTACATGCACGCCGACAAGTTTTTTGCCCTCGTAGATTTTGGTGATGTCTATTTCGATTGCCATTAAAATTTGTCTCCTTCTATTGCTTTCAGCCGCCGAATGAGAATTTGACACGCTTCTTCTGTGGTCGGCTTACCGGCTCGTTTGATTACACTGTTGTAGTGAGCTGTTTTCGTGTGCCGATACCCCCGCAATACGTCAATAGACGGCATCGCGGCTTTGGCACGGGTGTGAACGGCGGCGAGAAGGTCTCGAGCCTCCTCAACGGTTGCCGGTATTGTCCCGGGTTTGATGCCGAGGCTAAACTGCCCTTGCTCGATAAATTCCTTTGCGTACCCTCCGATGTTATCGGTTAGCTCTGATAACGTGGATTCGTCTACCGGGGCCGGGGCCGGATCTTGGAAAAAATCCGGGGCGTGGGGCATGGGGTTTTCTGCATACTCCTCATCCGGTGCAGGTGTGGATTCATCGACCGGGGGAGCGGTTCCCATCGCTTGGTGCCACTCGACTTCTGAAAACAGACCGAGAAACTTTGTTTTGAACTCGATCTGTGCCGGTTCCTCGGCCAACAGGTACTCGTCTCTGTGATCGACAAGGGCCGCGTATGTACCGGGCTTGCGGAGGTTTCGCCAGTTGGTCTCGTCTTCGAAAAAATTCTTATGCGGGGGCGGTGCCTCTGCCAATGGCTCATTTTTCGTCTGTGCTTTTGGCGGTGTCGGCGGTGTCCATTCCGGATTTGTTACAGGAGCCTCAACCTCCGGCGGCGGTGTCTGGATCTCATATGTTACCGGGGGTGTTTCGGGTTCGGTTACCGTAACTCCTGTAAGCTGTTTCGGATTGATATCTTCAAGTTCTTCTCTTGACTGCATCCCCATTAAAAGATCCGGGCAGTAAAGGTTTCCGAAAAATGAGGCGGCACGATAGCGAAACATCAGGTCTTCCATCGTTCGCCATTTTGAGTTTTTGGTCCAGCCTTCTTCTTTCACCATCTTTCGGGTTACTTTCGGCCCCTCGATCTCATCACCGGTAGTTTTTTCCGTGGTGTAAGCTGTGCAACCGTAATCGTCACCCTCGCCGTCCATGCGGAACTTAAGAGGTGCAAACCGTCCGCTCTGGTTGACCAGCGCAATAATGAACTTACCTTCAAAACCGGGTTTGCCGTGGACAATGTATGTATGCTTCATAAGCATAAACGGGTCCATGTTCATACGGTTTGCCAAGTTAAAAGCAATCATGCAGTTGCCGGTATTATCTCGGTACGTGTCCGGTACCATTGTTGACGCCGCAAACATTTTCGCTACCCGCTGGGCATGTTCAAAAAGCTGTACGTTAAAGTAAAATGAGTCTGTCCCTTTCGGTAGTGCTGGCGCAGGTGCAGACGTAGCTGTAGCCGGTAAATTCTCCATAAATTATATCTCCTTCGGGTTTATTTTATTCTTGCATGTTTCGGAGGGTACAGTATTTGCGTACCCCGTGGGTAACAGGGTGCTTCCCCCCGCTCTTTCATTTCGACATACGTTTCAAGTGCCGGCAGGATTTCTCGTCTTGCGATTTTGCGGTATTCGTGTGCTAATTCATATACCGCGACCTCATAGGGATCGGTTGTTTCGACACATACGAATTTATAAGTGTTGTGCCTCTTGCCGGTAATCGCAGTCAGCCCTTCGAGTTCAAAGAATAGGGACCAGTGGTAACATAGATCATAAAAGTGGCGCTGTTGGAAGGCCTTGGTAGCATCTGCGGTGGTTTTCAGGTTGACCACGACTCCGGGTTTTAAAACGTCCGGGCGACATTTGAGCTTTACAATCTGCCCGGTTTCCAGCTCGTACTCGTAAAAACCACTGACCTCATTATCACCGCCGGTTAAAAATTCGGCGGCCTCACGGTGATCCGGGTCGTTAAATACCGAGTCGTATACCCGGTGCATCGTCTCGTATTGATGGGCGGTGATGATTTCCTTGCCCTTGTTTTCGGCTTTGAATTCATCCCAGTCTTTACCACGTTTGATAAATTTCTTGCCGGTTTTCGGTTTTGTTTCAGGCATGGCGACTACCCGATCAAGTAGTTCGGGTTCGAGACTTGCCGTGTGGCACAGGGTGCCGAGCGTTTTGGCATCCGTGTCTTTTTTCTTTCTCTTTTTGCGCTCACCCAGGCGCTCCTGAAACTGGATCAGGCCGGATCGGGCAAGGCTTGGGTGCCCCAGGTACCGGGACATCGGCAGGTTTCTGTATAAGCCCTTCATACGGACCTCTCCGGCAGTTCGGCCAACCATCGCCAGTGTTCACGAAATTTTTCAATCGCTTCTTCTCTTGTCATACTTTCTCCTTTAAAGTGTTTGCCCCCGGTAGGGATAGCGTACCGGGGGCTATATTTATTCTTTCATGCTCAGTCTTTAAGCATCACCTCCTTTTAATTTTTTTTTAGTTTCACCCCTTATGTTTAATTATATTCAATATTATTGTAATGTCAATCATATTTTTTGTACTTTGTAAAATATTCCAAAAAAACGGTAGAAATTGCACAAAAAAGCCGTTTTTATGGGGTTGGGTTTTTTAAATGAGTGTCTTTATGTGCTGTAACGATGTATTGGCAAGGTTTTTACAGCGTTCGTAAAGCTCAAGCTCTGTGATCTTACCGTCTAAATACTCCTGCACACCCTCGGGGTATTCCCCGGTTTTTTCCATGTGCTCGATGATTACCTCCCCGAACTGGACCATTTGCTGGTCTTTACACGCCTGGCGGATAATTGCTACAGGGCGTTCCCGTGGGGGCTTCTTTAAAAATATTTGAAACAGCATTGCCGTTTCAATCGGTACTGCAAGCTCTTTTTCATCGGAAAACAGTGCGGCAGCGGGTAAGTTAAAAAGTTTGGCAATCCGTTCACGATGTCGTTTTTGGGGCATTGTGTTTCCATGTAACCACGTATAAATTGTGTTGTCGCCGACCTCTAACGCCTGCGCGAGTTTTGGTACAGAAACGCCTTGTTCTTCCATGTACTCGCGCACAATAATTGAAAACCTGTTCACTTGTTCCTCCTTTTACGGTAATTATGGTTGTTACTACACTATAATAATAATTATTTTATATATTGTCAATAAAGTATAAAAAAATGTTGCTTTTTATTGGAAAACTATATATGGATAAAAAATACAAAAGTTTTTAACTAATTACCAAATTTAGGGAGAATATATGAAAAGTTTACAAGAATTAGCAAAATATCTTGGAGTTACGGCTGTTACGCTACAGCGTGATAAAACCCGTGCCGGTGAGGGTATAGGGTGCAGTAATCTGGCGCGGGTCGAAAAACTGTCAAAAGTGTTCGGCATTGATGAAAGAAAGTTTTTATACCCGGCCAAATACGGGAACCCGTGGCCGGTAGTGTATTTAATTTTAAAGGGAGTGACGAATGATCAAATTACACAGGAAAGTACAGGAAAACCCCGTTTTCAAAAACGGCCGCTTGTTTAAATACTATGTTGCACTGCTATTTGAGGCTGATAATGGTGGTGCGTGTTACCGGGGAACGCTCGATGCGTTTGAGTCCCAGGCAATTTCGATGCTGGCCGGGTACGACCTGATAAGCGTCGAGGCATGTGACACGGGTATCGCTGTCCATATTGCCGGATGGGATGAGATAAAAGGGTAGTAGTACATGCGGTGGTTTAAACACATGACCGATTCACACGATGATGAAATGCTGTCCGCATTGATGGATGAGTACGGCGCGGAGGGGTATGGTGTGTATTGGATAATTGTCGAGTTGATTGGTAACGCAATGGACAAATCCGACAGGTGCGAAACGCGTCATTCGATCAAAAAGTGGTCGAAAACCTGTGGAGTTTCGGTCAAAAAGTTCCGGAAAATTGCCGGTTTTCTGGCAGATTTCGAACAAAATTTAAAAAAACCACAAAAGTTTTTTCTGGAATTTAACGAAAACTACCTTACCATAAAATACCCTAAGTTATTGAAATTCCGGGATGAATACTCCAGAAAGAAAAAAGAAAAATCCGGAGAGTGTCCGGACACTGTCGGGAGTTTGTCCGGCGCGTGTCCGGCATCAGAAACAGAAACAGAAACAGAAACAGAAACAGATAAATCACAAAAACCGGCCCCTTCGGGGCGGCCTTCGGCCGACTTTTCCGGCAATGAAAATAAGCATTTTTCGGTCCGTGTTGGCGAGTATTTTAAATCCATTGAAGCGCACTGCAAAACCATATCCAGTTTACCGCAAAAAAAAGGCCGGACGTATAATCCATATCAATGGGTCCAGAAACGTGTTAATGCTAAATCGCATCCGGGGGCGATAAATGAGACCCTTGAAGCGCTGGCGGCATATTGGGCACAAATAGAAAACCCGGCCGGATATGCTGAAAGTATCATGAAGACGAAAAATCAAAATTGGAATGAGAGAGAAGTGCTTGAACACGCGGCAGAAATTAAGGCCGGGTTTGATCGTATGCTGAAAAACGCGAAGGCGAAGCAGTTGGCACTAAAAGTAGGTGTGAAGGTTTAAGAAAGCGTGTCATAGGCCACATCCTCGCCATACAGTTCCTCAATGTCCTCCTGCTCGTAGTGCCGGGGAATTTCGACGAGCTCATATTCGCGGAACTGTCGCAGAACCACAAAGTGCTGTCCTGTCTCAAACCGTCGTGCGACGGCTGTCCATACGGCGGTCTCGTAGTTCATGGTTTTCCCCCTTTTTTTTAGATTGACACAAGCTCATAAACTGCACGGCCTGTTGCGCAACTTATGACATAGATCGCATCTGCCGTGTACTCAAACGTCACGCGACTCGTGCCACACAACAGATAACGATCCAGCAGACCCCGTACAATATCGGCAGCACTGTTTGTCGGTACTGTCACAGTGCCGTGCGGGATCTTACCCTCAACCGAAAAGAAAAATACTTTGTAAGTCATGGCCTCCCTCTTTTTTTTAATGACAGTCTGCCCGCTTAAGAACAAAAGAAATGCGCCTATTACCATTAATCTTTATTTGGTTTTTATCTCGGTCAACCTTAAGCCCTGCACGTTCTTTTGGGGTTTGCAGGTGCCATGATGAGATAAGCGCTGTAAAAACCTCCTCATCACCTGCGCCAGGTGAGAGTTGTATAACTCCAGAATGCCGCTCTCTGTCATTTATCCATACCTCCCATTTTACCCTTTGTTTTGTGCTTGATCTCTGCGCTAATGTAGGGAATATTTTTTCCTCCTTTAAGTTGCCTCCTGCCTTCCGTCCGTGTCCGTAACTACCATAGTCACGGTGTGCGCCTGTGCTGGCCCTGTAATGTCTGAGGTATACGCCTGAGTTTGAGTTTGTTGCGATGGGGCTTTCTCACTCCCTGCCCGTCTACTCGCCCTCCGCGTGTCCGCTTGCCCGGTGTGAGGCTGTTTTTATTGGTTTCGGATCATACCCTCATCGAATCGGACCGGGCTCAATGAGTTTTTGGTATGACCGGATTTTAAAAGATCATTTCCTTTCCCCTTACCTATAATATAATCATTATTATCATGATGTCAAGGGTGTCAATGGTAATAAAATGCAATTCTCTTACCCCTCTATCTAATAATATGACATATTACGGTAAAGTCAATCAAAATTTTAGATATATTACACAATTTTTGTAATAATTCTTGTAATAACTAAAAAAATATGGGATACACAAAACATGTGCATAGACGTGTTTGAAAATAATCGGTATTTCAACGAGCATGAGTTTATGTGTCCGTGTTGCGGGGGGTGCGACATGGACATTTTTTTTATTGAGCTTTTAACCTCGGCGCGCATCATGGCCGGTGTTAAGTTCATCATAAATTCCGGGTTCCGGTGTCCGGCCCATAACGTAAAAGTCGGCGGCAAATCAACCTCGGCACACCTTGAGGGCCTGGCCGCTGATATACGGTGTCCAAATAGCCATTATCGGTCCCGCATTATATCCGCGTTGATTTTTACCGGTTTTCACCGCATCGGTATAGGACAGGATTTTATCCACGTTGATTTAGATCCATACAAACCGGCGGAGGTGGCATGGCTGTACTAAAACCGTATTTTGAAACAAAGTTAGGGAAGCTTTACTGTGGGGATTGCTTGGAGGTTATGCCGAAGTTGGAGTCGGGCAGTATAGATATGATTTTTACAGATCCGCCGTATGGTCATAATAATAATAACGGTGATTTGATTTCAAGGCGGGAGGCTGCGTTGGGCTGTGGTGATTATGTGCCAGAGCGAGACAATAGGCCGATTGCAAACGACGGGGACGAGGCAAACGAACTTTTCAAAAATGCGCTGAAAGAGTTTCCGCGACTACTTGCCGCTGGTTGTTGTTGTTGTTGTTGTTGTTGTGGTGGTGGTGGGCCAGCCCCGCAATTTGCACGGTGGTCATTGTGGATAGATGAGATATTGAATTTCAAACAGATGGTCGTATGGGACAAAGGGCCGATGGGGATGGGTTGGCACTATCGGAGAAGCTATGAAACTATCCTTGTGGCAGAAAAACCAGGTGCGGCGTGCAGGTGGTTTGACAAGTCCAAAAAGATAGAGAACATAATTAGACCAAGCAGCGGTATTAAAAAGATAATCCCATCTTTAAGCGATCATCCAACCCCTAAGCCGGTTTTGCTTCCGAGTCACTTTATTATGCTCCATACACAATCCGGTGATGTTGTCATAGACCCTTTTACTGGCGGTGGCTCAACTATTTTAGCGTGTGAAAAACTAAACCGTCGTTGGATCGGAATAGAGATATCAGAACAATATTGCGAATTAGCAGCAAAACGAATCGAAGCAGAGACCCGGCAACTCAAGCTGTTTGGAGGATAGTATGACTGATGAATGCAAGTGCCACGGCAAGGTAATGGAAAAACTCAAACATCTGGAGGAGGGCGTATCGCATCACGCCAGTATGTGGGAGGCGATAAAAGACCGTGTGTCTATGAGCACTTTCCGGTGGATCATTGGAATTCTTTTTATGGTTACGATCTCTCTTTATGGTCACATTATTTATTCTCAGCGTATTATTCAGCAAACACTTATACAAAACACAACGGATATCGCCGTGATGTCCGCAACACTTAAACAAATTAAAGAGGGGATGTAAGGGATTGGTCGATAAGAAAAAAGCGCTGGGGTTAGGGATTACGTGGGTTATCATGGGCGTGCTTGTTAACGGCAGCGGTAATTATTTCATAACTACCGCAGGAATGGTGTTTATCGGGCTTTATTTTTGTGTAAAGGAGTGAGTATGAAAGCATCAGAATTAATCAAAGAGTTATCCGAACTTATTGACCATTATGGTGACTTTGAGGTCCTGCGCGGTGATGAGGAACCAAACCGCTATCCATATGACTTTGCCGTGACGGGGGTTAGCTATCCTGTATACCGAAGGTGGCTATATGATTGCGACACAGGACCGGTAATGGACGGAAGCGGTCTCGCGGCGTATATAAAACAAGGAAATTTTGTCGGGGGGTGAGTATGAAAATGTATGTGGTGTATGTGGATGATGATGGAAGCGTGGGTATGACAGGTATTAATAAAGATATAGAAAACGAGATTCCAGAGGATACTACTGATGTTGACGTCACATGGTGGATACTGCCCACGGACATTGGTATTATAGGGGTGATCGACACCCTCCTTGAAGCAGGTGCTTATAAAAATAGATTGACAAAGAAAATAATTTGTGCAGTGAAAAAAATTTTGTCATGGGTCCTTTAAGCTATTGATTTTATTAGGGTTACGGGGGTCCCGACATATTTGTAGTTATAAGGCTCAAATCTCGGTTAACGGATTAAAAACAAATCAAAAATATACAAGGATGTAATAAATGAGATTATCGGCAGAAAATATAAAAGATATCATGGATGCCATTAAGGCGTTGGACGTATTCCGGCCTATGGTTAGCGAGATTATTGATAAAATTATGGACTATGGTCCGGAACTTGAGAAGTTGACCGAAGCGGTGCGAAAGGCGGTAGTTAGGAATCAAATCGCGAGTATTAAAGAGTATGAAGATGCCGGATTCACAAGGGCAGAGGCGATCCTTTTAACAATAAACGGGCGTGAAGCATTGTCAGAGGCGATAAAAAGCGCGAGGACCAAATGATTTTAAAAATATCTGTGATGTGTGATTGCGGGGAAACAGTCGAAATAAGACCACGGAATTTACCTGAGTTTATTCATGATGCGCGCATTTTATGCGAGGGGTGCTACAAGGAATATATTTTCAAACGGGACAAGTGTTTGAACGGTCAAACGGTGTTCTCTGTGTCATTTCAAAACGAGGGGTAATAGGTGAGTAAATGAAACCCGTATCAAAAACACAATTTGCCGATATGATCGGGATAAGTAAACCGCGTCTTACTAAAATGTTACAGAACGGTCTTATCCCTCCGGAGTGCCTGGTGGGGTCCGGACGGTTTGCAAAAATTGATCCGGAGAAAGCGGCCGTCTATCTGCAAAAACGTCTGGACCCATCGCGCGAACCAAAGTCTAATTTAACATCACTGGGCGGCAAAATAAAAAAAACAATTACGACTGATGATTATAAAGATCGCTATAATAAAGCCCGTGCAATAAACGAGGAGCTGAAGGCCATTAAAACACAGCTTGAGATTGATTCACTTGAGGATCAAATCACAAAAACGATAGAAAAAATAGCGTTTGAAACAGCGCGTCGAACCCGTGATGCCGTGTTGATGATACCGGATAGGGTCGCGGATCTTTTAGCGGCTGAAACCGACGCACTTAAAGTGTCTGCGCTACTCACGAACGAATTAATTCAAGCTCTCGAGGAACTGTGTTAGATGCGGAGTGTATATATTCTAAAGGATTTTCGGACGGCCTTAGACCAGATCCGCAGATCGATTTTGTGGAATGGGCTAACACGAAAATGCGTTTACAGCGGGAAAGCAGCGTTGAACCCGGTCAGTATCGAACGTCGAGGACCCCGTATGTAGTAGAAATACTATATGAACTATCACCTCAATCTCCGACACAAGAGGTTGTGGTAATAAAGCCGACGCAGTTCGGCTTTACAGTTCTTGGAAATATCGTGCTTTTTGGCACTGCCGATCTTTATCCGGCACCATGTATGTTTGCTATGCCGACAGATGCGATGGTGCAAAAGCACAGTAAAAAAAAAGTAGCACCAGCACTAAAGGAAATACCGTGTCTGCGTGAAAAAATTCCGGAAAATAAATCACGGGATTCCGGAAACACGATTTTATTAAAAGAATTTCCGGGCGGATCATGGACGTTTACCGGCACAAACTCTCCCGTGTCTGCAAGGTCGGATTCGATCAAGATTTTAATCCTTGATGACCTTGACGGATTCGCGCAGGAAATGGGAGTTGAGGGAGATTACACACTTCTTGAAAACCGCACGGACGCCTTCGGCAAGCGGAAAAAGATCTATAAGAATTCAACCCCTACGATTGCGGGGATTTCTCATATTGAGCGAGAGTTCAAGGAATCATCACAGGGGCACTATTCAGTCGCCTGCCCCCATTGCGGAGAATATCAATACCTTGTTTTTGGAAGTAAAGACTCAAAATATGGCCTTAAGTTTAAACACAACTCTGCCAACGAAGTTACCGAGGTCTGGTATCTATGCGAACATTGTGGAGGCCGGATTGAAGAGCATCAAAAAACTGAAATGTTTAAGACCGCAAAGTATATCCATAAATATCCGGATAGAAAAAAACGCGGTTTTAAAATCAACTCACTTTACAGCCCCCCGGGGTGGGTGTCATGGGCGCAGGTCGCAGAGGAGTTTTTGAAAGCAGGTAAAAATAAACAGAAACTTAAACGGTGGCTAAATACACGTATGGCCGAAACATTTGATGAAGCGGGAAGTCAGCCCGATTGGACAAAGCTAAAAGCAAGGTGTGATCCATACGAATTTAATACTGTCCCTGCTGGCGGGAAACTGGTTACCGCAGGGGTTGACACACAGGATAACCGACTCGTGGTAGTGATCCGGGCGTGGGGCCAGGGAGAAGAAAGCTGGCTTGTGTATCGATGCGAGCTGATGGGTGACCCGATAGAACAAGATGTCTGGAACCAGCTGGACGGGTTGTTGAATCGCACATACCGCCACGTATGCGGCGCAGAGTTGAGAATAATTTCGATGGGTGTGGACACCCAGGGACACAGGACACAACCGACATACAATTACTGCCGGGTGAGGGGTCCGGTGGTGTTTGCACTGCAAGGCGCATCAAAACCGGGGCGGCCGATAGTGGGGCGGCCGTCGTTACAAGACGTGACATGGCAGGGGCAGACGATAAAAAATGGTGTTCAGTTGTGGCCGATAGGTACGGACACGGCAAAATCTGTGATATACGCGCGGTTGGGGTTGCTACCAGATCCGGTAAAACCCGAAAATAACTATGGCGTGTATCATTGGCCGATGGGTACAGATGACGAATATTTTCAACAGCTAACCGCTGAAAAACTTGTTACAAAATTTGATAAAAAAGGGTATGCAAAGCAGGAGTGGGTGAACGTGCGGCCGGGTAATCGTAATGATTTTTTGGACGCGGAAGTGTACTGTTACGCGGCCGCTATCCGGGCCGGATTGGAACGTATCGATTTTGATAAGATTATTTTAAAAACAGAAAAAATCGAGGTTAAAGACCGGCCGAAACCGAAACGAGAAAAAGCAAATAGGTGGTAAATGTCAAAACTAAGTGGAATGAAGGAAATTTGTCGGTATTGCAACAGATCCGAATCGACAATTTTGATATGGATTCGTGATTATGATTTTCCGGCGGCAAAATTACCGGGCAGCTATGAAAGCGATACTGAATTGATTGATGAGTGGCGTGTGAACCTTATCCGGCACCGCGAAGGCATTGACATGATGCCGGATAAGGTTATGCCGAAAGCAAAGCGCAAAAAGCGCAAAAAAAAAGTGTGAGGGGTCCGGGTCCGATGTAACAGGACCCGGATTAATCCTCAAAAAGGATTTCATTCGACTCACCACAGTTTTTACAAACGACCTCTACAATCAAATAATCGAGGTCGTATCTCCCTGTATCGATTTCAAGAAAAACGTCCTTGTTTCCACACTTGCCGCAGGACAGGGAGAAGTCCGATAGCTTGTCTGTCAAATCTTTGTCGTTAACAATTAATCGTGCCACTATTTTTCCTCCGAACACTGTAACGCGCGCCGGATTCTGTCCTGTTCAATAAGCCACTCGTCAATGAGTTCCAGAATTTTTCCGCGCATCGGCACGCCTTCCATCGCGCACCGCACTTTAAATTTGTGCCATAGATCCGGCGGAATGTCTCGTAATGTATAATTCATAGATCCTCTTTTTTAAAATATCGTTTCAAGGAGTTTACCCCCGTCCGTAATAAAATGACAACCCGTTTCTTTAGGCGCATGAAAAACCTGCCATTCAACCCCGTCTGTTGTCGTGTAAATCTCATGCTTACCCGCGTGTTTTACGGCGGAAAGCACCTCCCCTTTTCCGCTCTTTATTTTAGCCGCTTGATTCATAGCGGCGGCATATGAGCCGTGTGTTGATACTATTGATTTTCCGTCGTATACGGCATAGTCTCTCATTGTTCTATCATGCCTCCTCAATTATGTCGGAAAAATGTTCTTCAATCGCGTCCGTGCCGTCGTGTTTTTCCAGCCAATCGGATGCCTCTTGTCGGGTAACTGGTTTGATATTGTCGCTTCCCCCGGTGCCACCAGCAACCGGAACGGCGTATTTTGAAAGAGCCCCCCCGGAACCGTGGATGAAGAACGCACCTTTTTTGGTCTGGTAAAGCGTTTCCTCACATGCGTGGAAATCTCCGGCATAACATCCGTTATCCCAACTGTGAATTAATTCCGCTGTTTCTGTATTGTAAACTTTCCCTTCGACAACCTTTTTCATGTTCTCTCCTCCTTGTTTTAAATCAATTCGTATTTACCATTTTTTTCTTTCGCCCATACCTCGATGCCCCATATTAATTCGTTGTCTTTTTCAGGGCCAGGGTAATTTTCGTTGATCCATTCCACCATTTTAAACTGTATTGCATCTGCGCTGTCTTGCTCTGTATATCCATCTACCCACAACGCGTAAGCAGGTGAATTCTCAGCAAGCATTGAGCTGTTTGTTAATGCCTCAATAGCTCTAATAATCTCTATTGATGTTTCAAAACCGTCATATGCTCTCATATCTACCTCCCTTTTGGTCAAATAATGCCCGGTTTAACCGTCCACCGGGCGAAGGATTGGGGTGTTAGTCTTTATAAATCTTAAACTGCCCGTCTGTAACTGAATTAAAGCCCGGATCGGACTGAATGTTTGCGTTCAAATAATTGATATCCTCGTCCCTTGCGGCTTTTTTAAGCTTATCTTTTGCCGCGTCGCTCAGTCTTGCGTCTGCGTAGGTTGAGCGGATTTTTTCAATGTCTTCTGCCGTCAAAACGACTGGCATTTTTTTAAACATGATGATTCCTGCGGCGGCGGGAACCTTCTTCTTAATCCATGCAGGGGCCGTTTCGATTGCGTTTCCGGCGAGTTCGCCGTCGATATAGACCGTTCCGTTTTTCGCTTCGATCTTTTTTCCTGCTTTTGTTGTTTTAATCTCTTTCATGTTTTCCCCTCCGTTTAAGTTAATTTCTCTCTCCTCTTAATTACAATATAATACATGATTATCATGATGTCAATAAAAAACATATAAATTTTTGTAGCTTCCGCAAAAACCTCTAAAATTATGTGCGTTTTAAGGCCACTGTCTAAAATTAACGCATCCTACCCTATTGACCCCTATAAGATCGTTCAATGTAGGGCAAATGGCGAAGTCGCTAAAATTATGAATAAAATTAGACATTTATACCCCATGTCAAGCCCAAAAACCCCTAAATTCCGGTAAAAACCCCTAAATTCCGGTAAAAACCCCTAAATTCCGGTAAAAACCAAAAGCCAAAAAAACCCGTGGTATAAGGAAATATTAATATTATAGGGGGGTTGCATGGCTTGGACACAGACCGATCTTGATAACCTCGAGGCGGCGATTATCGCTAAAACCCGTGATCAACGCATTATAAAAGCGACCATCGCGGGAAAATACGTCGAATACAGCGATGTGCCGTTGTCGGATATGCTGGCGCTTCGGGCCGAAATGCAGTTAGCGCTTGGCCTCGCATATCGCCGGGTTTACGCAAAAAACGGGGGGCGGTCGAGTTGAGTTTTTATAAATCCATTGCGGCGGTGATTGATGGCGCTATTGGCCTGTTTTCACCAAAAGCCGAATTGCACCGCATGTTATACAGGGAAAAACGCGAAGCGATCCGCTCCCGCTCCGCAACCTACGCGGCCGCAAAAACAAACCGCATGACCGGCACATGGTCACCAACAGATTCAACCGTTAATGACATCATTGAGGCAAGTTCTCCGACTGTCCGGGCCAGGGTCCGGCAGCTGGTCAGGGACTTCCCGTACTTTGCCCGGGCGGTACGGTCTATCACGGATTATACGGTAGGGGCGGGGCTGTTTTATCAGGCACGGATTACCAATGTATCGGGCAAACTCGATCAAAAAAAAGCCCAGCAAGCAGAGGATGCGTTTAATTTTTGGGCGGACGAGGCCGACATCGCGAAAAAGCTCCACTACTATGAAATGATGAGGCTCGCCAAATCACAGGATAGCGAATGCGGCGAGTTTTTAATCATTGAGCGGTGGCGCAAACAAAACAGATACCTCCCGTATGCCCTCCAAATGATCGAACCAGACTGGTTATCCAGTAATTCCGAAAAAACGGGAACGGGTGCGGAGATATCACAGGGGATAGAATACGATCCGAGTACAGGTATTGTGCTGGCGGTGCATATCACAGATCCGGACGGATGGGGAAAAACGGAACGTATTCCGGCAGATCAGGTGATCCACGGGTTTGAGACACTGCGTCCGGGACAGTTCCGGGGGATTACCCCGTTTGCGCCGGGCGTGTTGCTGGCAAATGATTTGTCGACCTACATGGATGCCACAATTGACACCACAAAAATGTCTGCAAAATACCTTGCGCTCGTAACAACCCCGGACCCGCTTTCACACCAAAACGCAAAAATGACAACTGATTCGGACACGGGGCAAAAAATCGAGGAAATGGAAAACGCAATTATTGAGTATTTGCGGCCGGGAGAGGATGTGAAAATCGCATCAAACCCGAACCCGGGAACCAATTTCCCCCCGTTTGTAAAACTGATTTTGACTATGTTGTCTATTACGACCGGTGTTCCCTACGAGATCATATCCGGGGATTACCAAGGGCTTTCGTATTCAAACGGTAAAATTGTCCGCGAAGATTTCAAAAAATCCCTTGTCCCGCTTCAAACCCGGCACATACGGCACTTTTGCAAACCGACGCTACGCGGATTTATGGACTCTGCCGTATTGTCCGGGAAACTAAGCTTCCCCCGCTATTTCACGAACCCCGCGCAATATTTGAAAGCGGAATGGCAGATTCCCGGTATGGCGTCGCTTGACCCGCTACGGGAAACAAAAGCAAATGTGGACAAACTGGATAGAAATCTTATTTCCCCACAGGAACACGCAAAAGCGCGGGGCCGGGATTTGGAGGACGTTTACCGCGAGATCAAGGCGGCAAAAGACCTGCAAAAAAAATATGGAATCAAAGACAAGCCAATTTCTACCTCAGTGGCGAACAACCCGGCGGCGATAACCGGAGAGGATAAAGAAAATGAAGAAGATAAACAAAAGAAGTAATCCAAAAAACAATCTGAATTATCGAACACTACCTATCCGGGCGGCGGCGGACGGCACCCCCTCAACGCTTGACGAGGACAGTCGGAGTGTTGAGGTCGTCGGAACAACCGAGGATCGAGTGCAGGTATTTGATTACGCCCGGTGGGAGGTGATCGACGAAATATTATTGATGTCCGGGTGCGAAATGCCGGGATCTCGGCAAGTCCCGCTTTTAGATACCCATAGCAGATATGACTCTTACAGCGTCTTGGGATCTTACCGCGACATGCTCGTTGACGGTGATCAGCTGGTGGGTAGGAGTTATTTTTCGACAGCGCCGGAAGCCGAAAGCCCTTACACAAAAATGCGCGAGGGCCACTTAACGGATTTTTCCGTGGGGTATCTGGTGATCGATTCAACATGGGTAGCCGATGGTGAGGAAAAAGTGATCGGGGGCCGGACGTTTGAGGGGCCTGTCAGCGTGGTGACACGTTGGCGGGTCAAGGAACTTTCAATTTGCCCGATTGGAGCAGATGAACGGGCAAAAGCACGGACTGAGCATAACGAACCAAAATCGAAACAGGAGAAAGAGAATATGGACGAAAAATTGAGAAAATACCTAGAGAGCAGAGGGCTTCGGGCCGATGCCACGGAAGCCGAAGCGTGGAGTTATCTCGAGAAACTCGAAATTCCGAAGGCTGTTGACATGCCGGACGTGGAAAAAGAGCGGGCCGAGGCTGTCCGGATTGAGCGTGAACGAATTACGGAAATTCGGGCGATGTGCGACGGGTTGGAGATCGACATGGCCGATGAACTGATTTCCGGGGGTGCTACCCTTGATAGCGCGAGGAAGACGGTGCAAGACAAGTTGATTGAGGCCAGAAAAGAAACCAAGCATCGCACACCCATGACCCACGGAGAAGATGAAAAAGACAAGTTCCGGACGGCGGCAACGGATGCTGTTCTGATCCGGGCGGGAATGTCCGTTGAAAAACCGGTGCTCGGTGCCGATGACCTGGCCGGGTATTCCCTGCGCGAACTGGCGCGGCATTCGCTCCGGATCGCAAACCTTCCGACTGGCGGCGGGGTGTTGGAAATGGTTGGACGAGCAATGACGACCTCCGATTTTCCGTATTTGCTGGCAAACGTCGCGAATAAATCGCTTTTTAAGGGGTTTGAAACCGCTTCCGAAACGTGGAGAACGTGGTGTGATATCGGGTCTGTTTCGGATTTTAAAACCAACTACCTCCCGCGCGTGTCCGAGTCCTCGGATCTGGACGAAGTGCCGGAAGATGTGGAGTACAAATATGGAAAGCGCACAGAGGCGCAGGAAACCTATTCTGTCCTTACGTATGGAAAAATTTTCCCGATTTCTCGTCAGTGCGTAATTAACGATGACCTGAATGCCCTGACCACGATAGCGGCGGCGCACGGTGAAGCGGTTCAGCGAAAACTGGGCGATATCGCCTATGCCGTTTTGACAGCTAATGCCGATATGGGCGATGGGGCCGCGCTGTTTGTCTCCGATCATGGAAACATTGCGTCCGGCGGTGACGTGGGCGCGCCGGGAATTGCTACCCTGGCGGCGGCGATTTTGGCAATGGGCACACAAAAAGACCTACAGGGTCTGCGGCGGCTGAACATCAGCCCTGAGTTTTTCATTGCACCGAAAGCGCTTGAGGGCGTTATGCGGGTGTTTTTCAAATCTGAAAAATACGCGGATTCGGACACGGTGGCAACGGATTCAAGTCTTGCGGCAACCCGGGCAAACCCGTATTCCGGGGGCTATTTTACACAGGTGTACGAACCGCGTCTTGATGACACCTCCTCAACCGCGTGGTATCTGGCCGGGCCGAAGGGGAAAACCGTTAAAATGTTTTTCCTCGACGGCAAGCAAACCCCGTACATGGAAAACCGGCCCGGATTCACCGTTGATGGGTTTGAAAGCAAGGTCAGGATTGACGCTGGGGCAAAAGCCGTGCACTGGGCGGCGCTGTATTACAATGCTGGCACCTAATTTTTACCCGGATTCTACCGAATTTTTAAAATCATTACAAAAAAAGGATAAGACGATATGGCTGACAATTTAGTACAAAATGACGCCCGAAAGTTTGAATGGGCGGTAGCTGGGAAATCTTCCGGAGATCCGGTTATCAACGGGTCAATGACGGGCGTGTGTTTGATTGATACCGATAGTGACGGCAACGTGTCCGTTGACACGCAGGGGGTTTATGACCTGTCCGTAAAGGCGATTGACGATGACGGCAATAGTGCGGTGGCAATCGGTGACCGGCTTTATTACGTGATCGGTGACACACCGCTGATCAGCAAAAAACGTTCGGGCGTTTTTTACGGGTTTGCTCTGGAAGCAATCGTTTCCGGGTCCACTTCAACTATTAACGTGTGGCTGAAAGGCAACGTGGGGATTGGCACGACCGATATTCCGGCTGAGGATGTGACGCTGGCGAAAATGGCGGACCTTGCCCGGGGGTCTCTCATTTCCGGCCAAACCGCCAACAACCGACCGACGGCGCTGGTCGCTGAGACCGACGGACAAATTCTGGTCGGCGACGGCACGGACATAAACTCTGTGGCTGTGTCCGGAGATGCAACTCTGGCAAATGACGGGACCGTGACTATTGCGACAGGAGCCGTTGAGGACTCCATGATCGAGGCGCTTTCAGACGGTGAGTTTATTATTGGTGTTGATGGCACGGCGGCCAACAACGCAAAAGTGACGATGAGCGGCGGTGCAACCCTGGCAAATGACGGAACCCTGACTGTTTCAAGCGACTACATCAAACAGACTATGCTTAACCGCCGGTTTACGTTTGAGGAGTTTGAAACTAATCCTCTAACTGCAAAAGTCGGTGGCGGTGCGGCCGGTGGAACGGCAGGAGACACGAACGTACTGGCACTCGAAGATAATATTTTTGAGTACCACGTCAAAGGCACTCAGACCATTACAGCACCGTCTCTTACTTCCGCAGGACTCAATGTCGGCATGGATCAGACCGATAATGACGGCGTTGAGGTGTCACAGGGCATCACGTCCAGGAGCCGAGGGGCGTTTGTGGTTGGCACGGACGCGGCATTTTACGCCAAGTGCAAATTTTCAATCGAGACGGTGGCCGGGACCGATGATTGTGCATTTGGGTTTAGAAAAGCCGAGGCGTATCAGGCGAATATCGACGATTATGACGAGATGGCTTGTCTGAACGCAATTTCCGGGAACATCACGATTGAAACCATCCTTAACGGTGGTGAAACCACGGCAACCGATACCACCGACGATTGGGCAGACGCAGAAACCCACACGCTGGAAATCTACGTATCGGCGGCCGGGGTGGTGACCTACAAAATCGATGGGACGGCACCCACCACAACCGCAGCGTTTACGTTTGATGACGGTGAAGTGGTTGTCCCGTTTTTCTTCATGCTTAACGCGAACTCTTCTCAGGCCGGAGTGATAGCGCTTCAAGAATGGGAAGCAGGACTCCAGTAAACCATTTCCCTAATTATCCGGGGGGCGGGCGACTGCCTCCCGGTTTTTAAAAAGGACAAAACCCTATGGCGATAACAGCGACAGATATAAAAAAATACCTGACCGGCGCAACCTCTGACGGCGGCACACAGACAGATCCGGATGCGGCGCTGGGAAACTACAGATCAGCAACGACAATCACCGACGATAGCGACAACAATATGTTTGATGATGTGTCGGGGGCCGAGGCATCGGCCGGAGACACCGAGTACCGGTGCATTGCATTGAAAAACGAGCACGGGTCCCTAGAGTTACAGAGCGCAAAAGTGTTTATGGCAGATTCCGACATCGGCGCGGGGAACACACTGTCATTCGCGGTTGAAGTGCCGGGGGCCGGGTCGGAAACCAACGGTGCGGCGCAGACCATTGCAAACGAGTCAACAGCTCCCACGGTCAACTCCGGTAATGTGTCGGATTGGTCGACCGCAACAACGTATTCGGGGGGCGTAGCGGTCAACATTAACGCTCATGACGCGAATTTGGGCGTGGGTGAAATCATCTTTGTCTGGATTAAGCGCGTGATCGGGACCTCCGCTCCTGCGGCAAACGCTATTAATTTCACCATCCGGATTCAGGGAGACACGGCGGCGTAATGGCATTCCCGGACGGTTGGGGCCGCAGGCATGAAATCGAAATTCCCGCGTCAAAAGTCGATACAAACTGTGCCGATTTTCCGATTTTTTTAAATAAGGATAATTTCGATTCAGAGATATTTGATGCGGACGGATCGTTTCCGGCGTTAAACGGCGGGGGCGATATCCGTTTTTCGTCTGACGAGGCCGGTACCAACCGTCTCCCGTGCGAGATTGTAACATTTACGACCGACAACAACCCGGCAAACGGCAAAGCGGAAATCCATGTAAAACGCTCTTTGTCATCTTCGAGTAACACCTCGATCTACGTCTGGTACCACAAATCCGGAGAAACTCAACCGGCGGCAAATGACACGTATGGTTCGGAAAACGTCTGGAACAGCAACTATCTCGCCGTATTCCACATGAATCAAGACCCGTCCGGGTCGGCTCCGCAGCTTACCGATTCGACCTCAAACGATTTTGATATGACCTCTTACGGGTCGATGGCCTCCGGAGATCTAGTGGACGCCAAACTCGGCAAAGGCATTGATTTTGACGGTACGGGCGACTGTTTTTTAAAGGGTACTCCAATCGGCGGGGATACGATCAATACCGGCATTTCGGCCTATACGCTTCAGGCATGGGCCTATTCGACTGACCCGGCTGACTCGTACGGCCCAGTGATGGGGTGCACGATTGGGCATGACCATTACATACACCACTACCGGGCCGGGGATGATAAATGGCACTTCTGGTTTAGAGATAACACAGACACGCTCAGATCGTCGGCTGTCTATTCAAATGCCACAGTAACAGCCAGTCAATGGTACATGCTCCACGCCACAAACGATGGGTCAAACCAATATTTGTACGTGGACGGGGCGCAACAGACGGCTTCGGGCAGTTATTCCGGATTTGAGTCTACCGATCAGCACTTATGTATCGGCGCACGGTTTACAACCGACACAAGGCGATTTGAGGGCAAGCTTGACGAGGTGCGGGTGCTGTCCGCAGCCCTTGCCTCCGGGTGGATTTCAACCGAGTATAATAATCAGTCAAGCCCGTCAACGTTTGCGGTACCGGGCACCCCGGTAAACGTGGGGCTGTCTGCTGTCAGTTCCGACGTAATCGGTAAATATGATATTTTTAACACGGTGTATTCAAGCAGTGTCGGAAAGTACGATGTCCGGGGGCTGGTGCAAAGCGACGCCATCGGTAAATACGATTCGCGGGGGCTGGTACAGGGCGATATCACGGGCAAATTTGATTCGCGCGAGTTGGTACAGGCTGACACAATTGGTAAATATGACATTTTTAGCATTATTAACTCCGACTCAATCGGCAAGTTTGACATTCTTGACATTATTCAATCCGATATCACGGGCAAATTTGATGCCCGGAATATCGCCCTGTCAAATATTACCGGCAAATACGATACGATAGGGCGCATATCATCCGACAGCACGGGAAAATTTGACGTGCTGGGTATTATAGCCTCTGATTCAACCGCCAAGTTCGGCATTCTTGATATTGTGTCATCCGACAGCATCGGCAAGTTTGGCATCCTTGACATTGTGCAATCAGACATTACCGGGAAATACGGCCTGTTGAATATAATCTTATCAAACCTGACGGGCAGGTACGACACCGCAGGAGTTATTTTATCTGACTCAATCGGCAAATTTGGCGTGCTGAGTGTCGTCAGTTCCGATTCAACCGCCAAGTTCGGCATTCTTGATATTGTGTCATCCGACTCAATCGGCAAGTTCGATGTGTTTAATTTGGTGCAAAGCGATGTTACCGGAAAATTTGATGCTCGGAATATTTGTCTGTCAAATCTGGTCGGCAGGTTTGATGTGCTGGGCATCATGCAAAGTGACGTTACCGGGTTGTACGACATTTTGTCAAACATGGTTTTTTCCGACATTACCGGCCGGTATAATATGCGGGAGTTTGTGCAATCAGACATTACCGGGAAATACGACAGTGCCGAATTTTTAATGTCTGACGTTACCGGCCGGTACGATCTGACAACGGAAGTGTTTTCCGACGGTATTGGTAAATTCAGTATCTTGTCAGAATTAGATGATAAGTTGCGACAAGCCGTGTTTGACATGCTTTCCGTGCTGGGCGGCGATGTGTTTTACAGACCGGCAAGCGGAATAAACACGACGATACAGGGGGCGTTTCAGCGTGATGAGCCGAATCAGGAAGCGTATGTTCGGGGGCTTGATACCGCAACCGGGACGCTTACCGGACTTGCCACGGACCTCGGAAACGTGGTGTATGGCGACAGGTTTATAATCGACGATGAGTGGTGGATGCTGGATGCTGACGGCATAATTGAAAAAAACTTATATTTAGTGGATATCTCACTGGTAAGGATTGATTCATGAAACGGTTTGTTTTTTTACTTTTTTTTCTTCTGTTACCCATCGTAACGGCAAATGCAACGACATATTATATCAAAAACGGTGGGAACGACGGCCTTTCCGGGACATCCGATGCAAATGCATGGGCAACGATAAGTAAAGTCAACTCGGTCGCATTTTCAGACGGCGATACCATTTGTTTAAAGAGGGGCAGCACGTTTACGGATGCACGACTCACTCTTTCTGCCTGTGTGTCTCCCGGTATCACTGGTATCACGGTTCAAGATTACGGGACCGGGGATAAACCGTGGATTAACGGGGATGTGATATTTCCCATACGTATTGATTGCGAGTCAAACCAGTACAGCATCAAGAACCTGACCTTAAAAAATATAGATTATTCGGGCCAGAATGTATACACAGGCGGCAAAATTACACAAGGGTATCTGCGTTATCTTGATGGCATAACACTCGATGGCCTTTATTTTAATGGACACGGGGGCGCAACAAATCAAAACGAATACGGCGCATGTGCAATGAATGTGTACTGGTCGCGGGGCGCAGTGGAAATTAAAAACTGCACCATATTCAACTGCGGTCCGTCAAATATCGCAGACAGCAACGAAGGTAAGGACATCGCCGGGCTTGCTATATCATGGAAAAATTCCGGCACGCTGTCTATCCATGACAATGTAATACACGACACAGAGTCAGATAATCTGTACCTCGGCGGAGTAACAGTCGCAACGGATATATATGACAATACATTATACAACGGCGGTGAGAACAGTCTGGATCTTAAGGCGACGCAGAATATTACCGTGAGGGATAATGAAATGTACTGTGAGGCCGGGTTTGGGTGGGGCGGCGGTAGCGGGGGGCCGCTGATTGTCGCTCACGGTGATCCGGTGTTTGACAGGCCGAGTCAGCCTGAACCGTGCGGTTGGGCGTACAACTGCACCATCCGGGACAACTACCTCCACGACGCAAGGGAGGCCGGAATCATACTGTGTGCAACCACACACACCTCCGGGAATTATTTGCCATATTCGCAGATTGGAGAGTCATACCCAACCCGTGATTTTGTGATTCAAGACAACGTTTTTGAAAACTGCCCGATTAATACCAGTGTGTCATCGCCTTCCGGCACAGCAAAATGCGGAATAGGCGTCTGGAACCTGTGCGAGGGAACCACTGTTACGGGCAACCTGTTCAAAAACTGCATGATTTACGCCATATATGAAACGAATAGCGCTACAGATTACACCACAATTACAAATAACACCATTTATGACGATGCGACAAAAAACATTACCTACGGGATTTATTTAAAATCAGCGGTCGGAACTGTCGTAAAAAATAACGTTGTGTATCTTACTGAGGATGGAACAGGCGACAGGTGCCTAAAGTTTGACTCCGGTTCACCCGTTGTCACGTATAACTGCTGGTACAATGCCGGAACCGAAAACACTCTGACGCAATGGGGCGGCACCACCTACGAAAGCTCACAGGAGGCGGCCTGGCAGTCAGCCGGGCATACCGGCGGGATATTTCAAGATCCGTTGTTTATAGATCCGGCAAACGATAACTTCATGCTACAGACAAATACCCCCGCTCAAACGGGCGGCGTGATATGGGGTTCAGAAAATGACGCCTTACCAGTATTTCCCGGTGCGGTGGGGTATGGAACCAATACGGTGGCAGGGCGTGGAACCAATAACACCACGATTTACAAGGTCACAAACCTAAACACTTCCGGGACAGGGTCGTTTTATGCGGCGGTCAAAGCCTCCGGGCCGCGGCTGGTAGTATTTGAGGTGTCCGGCACGATACCCATTGACGGATATCTGTCCATCGTAAACCCCTATATCACCATTGCGGGGCAAACAGCACCATCGCCGGGCATTACTCTCCGGGGGGCAACACTTGATATCCGCACCCACGACGTACTGATGCAGCATATCCGTATTCGTAACGGCGATAACGCGAGTTGGTATGTACCTCAACTACGTGATTGTATGTCCGTCGGATCAAGCTCATCATCTGTCTATAATATAGTGATTGACCATTGCACACTGTCGTGGGCTGTCGATGAGATTCTTGAATTCTGGTACGACACGACCGATTCTTGCACGGTGTCAAACTGCATAATTTCCGAAGCGCTTAAAAATTCGATCCATCCGGAGGGTGTCCACGGGGCGGGGCTTATTGTAGGTCCCGGCATCGATAACATTTCTCTTACCGGCAATTTATTTGCACATAATTATTTCCGTAACCCGTACATTCGCGGATCTGGCGTTGTATTTTCAAATAACGTGGTTTACGACGCGGGGCTTTACGGCCTGATGATGCAGGACATTGAAAATCCGATAGAGCTATCGCACGTGGGAAATGTCATTATTCCGGGATTGGATTCCGGATCGTACGCAAGTTACGCGCTTACCATGTGGGAAGATTTTGACCACGCGGGAACCGGGACGCATGTTTACATGTCAGATAATGATAGTCCTCAGTCCGGGTCCGACGCATGGGACACGGTAAGCATTCGCGCGTATTCTCACACCCCGGACGCGGCGGCGATTGAAGCGGCGACACGGGTTGAAACTGCACCGCTGTGCCCGTCCGGGTTTACGGCGGCGGCAAGCTCAACGGTTGAAAGTTCGGTGTTAAACAGCGCCGGGGCGCGGCCTGCGGATCGCGATGTGGCAGACACGCGGGTAATAGCGGACGTTACTGCTGGGACCGGCGGACATATTGACTCTCCATCTGCGTTTGCCGGGCAGTCCGGATATGACTCAAACGGGTATCCGATTTTAGCGCAAAATTACCGGGCGCTTACGGACATTCCGACAAACCCGAATGACGATGATGATTATGACGGATATCTAAACTGGGAGGAGTGGTTGTGGGATTATTCTGATGCTGTTGAGGGGGAGGGATCAACCCCCCCGCAAGCAGAGACGGTGTTTAGCGACATTGAGTATTTTGGCGACAGGGACAACTACACAGAACTAAATTCGAGTCGATGGGAAATTAAGGCCGATGGGGGGGACAGATATTTTTTAAACAGCACAACGCATACGGGGCCGGGTCAAAACCGGATCGGAGAATACACTCTTGTAAACAACCGGACATATGGTGATTTTGAATTTACGTGCACGGCAAAATTAAATGAGGATTCCGGCACAAACCCGTATGCAGACGAATGTATCGTGTTCGGGTATCAGGGTCCGGCAGATTATTACTATGCGTTTTACTCCTACACGGATATATTTGTCAGAAAATGCGTGTCCGGCACAGATGGCGAGATCATAAGCATTACCTATGACTACTATATACCTGACGACGGATACCACGATTTAAAGGTGACGCGCGTTGATGATTTGATTACTGTTTATCTCGATGACATTGAGCGACTATCGGTAACCGATTCCACGCTTGGGGTCGGTCAAATCGGGGTCGGCACCTATAACGATTCAGCATATTTTGATGACATCAATGTTACGGAACCGTCCGCATACATCCCCCTGCCGTACTGGTATGTATATTCCGGTGGCGATAACTCCCCCGGATACGGCACAACCGATCAGGCAAATCCGGCATCAGCGGACAACTGGTCAAACGCGTTCACGGCGCTTTCAAGCGCTATCAGCGGCGCGGCGGCCGGAGACACGATTTATATAGCCTCCGATCATGATGAAACCGCGACAACCGGGGCGTTAACGTGGGCCGGTAGCGGTACGTTAACAAACCCGCTACACGTTATCAGCGTTGACAGGACAACCGGCAATTATACGGCGGCGGCATCCGCGCAAATCGGAAATACCGGGATAACAGACGATATCACACTTTCCGGGTCGTTTGAATTTTTGGGGACGTACCTGTCCGTGGGCGATGACCTGATGTATTCACCTGTAACCGGGCATCTGGTGTTTGATGACTGCACCCTTGATTTAGGCATCGCCGGGGCAGAGGCGGTTAATACGCTGGGCGGCGTGGCGACCGTTGTCGAGTTGTTTGACACCGACATTGACCGGGGGGCTTCAACGGTTTGTAAAATCAATGTTGCCGGGGGGTCGTTTCTGTGGGCCGGGGGATCTCTTTTAGCGGCAATGAATGACCAGTTGCTTGAGGCCGGGGCCGGGACGATTGACGTTGATGTAACCGATTGTGATTTGTCCGTGCAAACCGATTATTTAATAAAACCCGATAGTTCCGGGCTGGTCAATGCTATGTTTGCCCGGTGCAAAACCGGGGCGGCAACCGGGCCTGTCCTCGGCACACTGTCGGCCGGGCGCGTTGCAATGGAATCCTGCGATGATGCCGACGGATTTTTTCACCTACATCACGTTTATCCGGAGGGTAGTGTCGAGCAGTCGACGACAAATTACCGGACCGGTGGGGCCAGTTATGACGGCAACAACCATTATTCGGCGAGAATGACGGCCGCATCCGGTGTGTCCGAATGGATTAAGCCCTTGCGGTTTCGACTGGCAAATCTGTGGACGGCGGCAAATCCGACGCTTACCGTGCATACCCTGACCGACGGCGTGACGCTTCAAAACGATGAGTTCTGGATCGAAGTGGAGTCGCCGGACGGCACAACTCGCGCACTGGGAAACATTACCCGGACACGGGCGGCGGACATCCGGACCACACCTGCGGACCACACCTCGGATCTGACCGCATGGACCGAAACGCTTTCAAATGAAGTGGCGCAGAAAATAGAGGTGGCAATTACCGGAAGCGCCGGGGTCTATACGGTGTGGGCGTGCTTGGCGAAACCATCAACAACCGTTTATGTGTGTCCTAAGATAGGGATCAGCCATTGACAAAAGATTATATCATACCGGGGCAGGGAATCCACCAGGATTCCGGTTCCGGATTTGAGCCCCTGGTTCCCGGCGGCGGGATTGTAAACGAGGAGTCTGGCGGCACCACGGTATATTCTGACATTACCGGCCGGTACGATGCTCTTAATACGGTAAGTTCCGACATCACGGGCCGGGCCGATATCCGGAATATCACATACTCTGATTCGGTTGGTAAATATGACATTTTTAGCATTATTAACTCCGACTCAATCGGCAAGTTTGACATTCTTGACATTATTCAATCCGATGTTACCGGGAAATATGACAGTGCCGGGCTTTTGATATCTGATATCACGGGCAGGTATAGTTCCCGGCAGATCATAAACTCAGACATCAAGGGGTTGTTTGATGCGGCCGGCATCATGCAATCCGATATCACGGGCAAATACGATGCCCGGGGGCTGGTATTGGCTGACACGATAATGCTCTTTGATATCCGGGGATTGGTGCAATCCGACATTACGGGCGTATTTAATACCGCAGGGCTGGTACAATCCGATAGCATCGGCAAATATGACGTGTTTAATATGGTTTTTTCCGACATTACCGGCCGGTATAACGGCATCGGGTGTGTCATATCCGATATCACGGGCAAATATGACAGTGCCGGGCTTTTGATATCCGATATAACCGGGAAATACAACGCATTTAATGAGATCTGTTCAGACTTCACAGGCAAATATGATGTGTTTAATTCAGTGCAATCCGACAGCATCGGCAAGTTCGATGTGTTTAATTTGGTGCAAAGCGATGTTACCGGCCTGTTTTCTCTCTGCAATATTTTTCAATCAGATATAACCGGCCGGTATAAAGTGCTGGGCATCATTTTATCCGATATCACGGGCAAGTTTGATGTGCTGGGGTTGGTGCAATCTGATTTGATAATGCTCTTTGATATCCGGGGATTGGTGCAATCCGACATTACGGGCCGGTATGACGGCATCGGCAGGATAAGCTCAGATGTCACGGGTTTGTATTCAATCGCCCGGGAACCAACCGAAGCAGAAGCGGCAGCAAGCGCGGGGCTTTCGGCGGCGGCGCAAAGCTTACTTGCGATATACGGCACACAATTAACCTATATTCCTGTGATGGGAGAACAGGCAGAGATAACCGGGGTGTTTGAGCAGGGGGAACCGAATCAGGAGCCGTATGTATCCGGATGGTGGACCGCGACGGGAACCCTGACGGTATCGGCAAACGATGTGCCGGATCTTCAGCACGGCGATCTATTTTTAATTGCCGGGGCAACGTGGAAATTTGACACGACCGGCATCGTGCAAAAAGACGGATATTTAATCACAATAAATTTAATAAGGATAGATTAAAATGCCACGACAACTACATACACAATCAGTAACGGGCAAAACACAGGCAAACGGGGCGTTTGCATTCGCAATGCCGACACATCTGCAATGCCTGAGACACCATCAACTTCAACTGGAGGTGAGCGCAACGCCCACGGGCGGCTCACTTGCGGTAGCAGTAAAATCGGTCGGCGCTTCGGGATACGCCACGTTTTCAAGTGGACTTAACATGACGGCGGCACCCCCGATTTACGAGTTTACCGGGTATGTCGAATCCATCCGGATTACCCCGTCAGGTTTTGATGCGGATAAAACGTACTCGCTTATTTTAAACAGCGGGGGAGCGCCGGTAAATGTTTAACATTGAGATTGATGATAAACAGATCAAAAAGTTTATTGAAAAATCCCCGCTTCAAGCGGACTGGGCGATGAAAGAGGCATCATCAATGGCCGGGGGGCATTACCGGAACTGGTTGCGCGCGTGGATCGAATCTGGCGGCCGGGGAACGTGGAAAAAGCTCATTAAAAACAAACACTCCCCGCTGTTGTTTATGTCTCGGCTAGTGCATTTCCGAAGCAGCCGGACAAGTCAAAAAAAGTTTAAAATTCAAATCGGCTTTTTCTGGAAAAAAGCGCGGGGCACTTCAAAAACCGCCTACGCCAAGCGGAAGGAACGTTTCCGGCGGTCGTACAATATGACCCCCGCGCAACTGGCGCGAATTCACGAATACGGTAGATCGCAAAAAGTGTCCGATCCTATGAGGGGGAAAATGGCGGCACTGGGAATGCCGCTTGAGAAAAAAACGAAGCGGCTGAAAACCCCTCAGCGTAAAATGGTTGAGGCCCTATGGCGGCAAAAGAAAAAGGAAATTCCAAAGTATTTGGAAAAGCGGTTTTTTCAGAAGTTTTTTAGCAAAAACAATCCTCATAACAGGTGACGTATGAAATTTACAGGCAAAAATGGCATTTTACGAATCTATGACGGGACGCGAGATATCGCGACATCATCTAGCGTGGACATTTGGCATTTTGACGGCGTTAGCACATGGACCGATATCAAAAGCGCGGTGATTGCCGATGACGCCAGTTATCAATCCGCGTTCCTGGCCGACACAAACGACATGGTGTTTATCGGGTTTACCTCCCGGTTTGCCATGCTCCAATACTTAAAAGGCAACGGCACAAACTACGGGGTAGGGACCGGGGCGCTTATCCTTAAATATTTTGACGGTACGAACTTTGACAGCACAATTACCGATATCAATGATTACACGGCGTCCGGCGGGGATTGTTTCGCGCAAGACGGCTATATCGGGTTTAAAATTCCGGCTGATTGGGCGACAGGGGCAAACGCTTATAACGCGAATCTTGACTCAAATAAGTATTATGTAGTGCCTATGGTGACAAGCGCGGCATCAACAGATCCGGACGCGGATATTCTCGCGCCTATCGTCGCGCAGTATTTCGAAGTAGTTTTTGCCTCTATGGATTTTACCGGGCCGATGGGTAGACCCAAAGTCGATGAACAACTAATATTAAACCGGGGTGTGATAGATGCCTATGCACATTACATCAACGGTGTTGAAAGCAAAGCACATGATCCGCTTGCCATATCGTTTGGATGCAGTATTGACGACACGGCAAACACGGACGCGGTTCAAGCGGCGCTTGAATGCGGCAATCCGGGATCAACAAACTGGACATCAACAGGAGTGACGATAAAGGGGCGAACAAAAAACGATGGCGTGGTATTTAATCCGACTTTCGCTGATGCGACAAAAAAAGCAGTGGCGATACAAATGCTATTTGAAAACGTGGACTCAAACACCGAGGGGTGGGCGTATTATGAATGTTTTTACCCCCCGGATGAACAAAGTGTATCAGAGGCGGAGGACGGGGTAACGCTTGCAACAAACGGCGGGTGTTACGGGGTGATCGAACGAATCAAACATTTCGGGGTAAGGTATTAAACGAAAAACATAAACACTATTTTTTTATTCAGACTCTACCGAAATTCGGTAAAATCTGCTAAAAAGAAGGAGCAAACATGAAATTTACGAATAAACAGGGGAAAATCAGACTCTATGACGGCGCGGCTACCCCGTACTATCTGGAAGTTGATTTTGATGCCGGGGATTTTACCGGGCCGATGGGGATTCCGAAAACCGAAGAAATCCTGGTGCTGGACCGGGGAAACATAACCGCCGACTCGCATTACAAGGAGGGCAGTGCAGAAAAAGTCATGGAACCGCTCGCGGTGTCATTTACCGGATCGGTGGCAGACGATACACAGTGTGTGTATCTGCTTGACTGGATGGAACAGCTTTCAAACGGTGATAGCGCAAGCCCGGTGCAATCATCCGGGGCCGTGAACTCAAAAACCCTGACCACAACGCAGGGTGACACTAAACGCGATGGCACAAACTATAATCCGACATTTGCTGACGGCACGAAAATGTGTTGCAAC